GAACAACATCGAACATAGAAATTAGAAGTAAAGCACAATCAGGCGAAGAAAAACCAGCAGATCTTAGTGATAAACCCAGTACATCAGAACAAGCAAACAAGCAGCAGCAAAATTTACAAACTGAAGATGGAAAGAAAAATTCTCGAAAGAAATATTTACCTTTTGAACGATTAAGAGATTCATGGAAAGATTCAGATACTAAACTTAAGAAAGTAGTTACCGCACTTACAGTACCAATTAGAATTGCGGACATAGCAGCAACAGCTATTAAAGATCAACTCGGCAGATTATATGCTAAACTTAAAGCTAAGATAGAACAATATTTACAAGATAAGATCATGACCAAATTAGAGAAACAGTATCCTAAATTATTCAAATTTATGAATTATATTAAAAATATTCTTGATTTTCTCAAGAGTCTTTTGAATATTCCCATTCATAAATTTGTTAATGTGGCAGGAGCTGTACAAGATTTATTTGGCTCCACGTCTTTCCTTGATGTTGTTAAAGGCATCAGCGGATTATATGGAGCATTATATGGAACACCAGCATATACAATGCTTTTATGGACTCTAGGAATACGAGAAGACATGATGAAAATTATGTCTAAAATGACAGAGCAAGAAATCGAATTTTTAGCTAAACATGGCGCGGTTATTGACGGATTTGACATGAAAGTGTTAGCATCTATGCTCAATAAGAAAGCACAATCAGGCGCATTTACATCATATGTTAGCGATATCGGAGGTTTATTTGGATTAGGAGGCAAGAAATTGCTTACTTTTATTCAACTAATGTCGAAAAAAGCTAAAGATTTTAATGCGACTTACACTATGTGTAAGAATTTTGGCGATATATTAGGATTAGCGATTAAACTTTTACCAGCATGTATTAAACGATACTTTACAGTACAGACACCAGATTTATATCTTAGACAACAATTTAAAGATAAAGAATCTAATTTAGTTAAATTAGTTAAAGCAGCACACGTTTATCATAATGCTAAATACATGACAGCAGATCCAATCGTACTTACTCAATATCAGAAAGAAGCTTTGGACGCTTATAGAAAAGTTAATGACGAACTTTTAGAAATAGGAATGACAGACCAGACATCTAAACTTATGACATATTTAGGACGACAATGTAGACAATCACCGCAATCTTATATAGGAACAGAAGCTATAGAACCATTTGTAGTTACTTTAGCAGGCGAACCAGGAGTAGGCAAAAGCACATTCGCAGATTATGTAGTAGCAAAACTTTTAGGCTATGATGCCGACGAAGTTAGACAACACACATACTATAGAAATTCTTGCGATCCATATTGGAGTGGCTTTAAATACGCACAACATGAAGCAGTCATTTTTGACGATTTTGGAC